TTCGCGCAGCTTAGCAGCCTGCTTGCGTCCAAGGGCGGCCTGCTTCGCTGCCATCTTCTTGGCGTGCGAGCTTTGCGCTAGTGTACTGCCAATGCCTAGGACTAATGCCCCTGCGCCGAACCAACTCATAGGTCACACTCCAACAGGTTGATGGGGTCGTCGGACATGATCTCGGCCTCGATCTTGTCTAGGTCCGTCTCATCGGTTACATGGACGGTTACCCATCGAGTTTCGCTGTGGGTGTAGAGCATACGTTTGGTGCCTGCGGGGGTGATGCCGTAGTGGGGGGCCTCGATAACCTCTACACCTTTATCGGTCAGAACCGAGATCCGACCTTTGAGGACAAAGTAGGGGTGTTCAAATCGGTGGAGTTTAGACACGACGAACATTCCGGCGGGGCTATTCCACTCACGGATGTAGCAACCCTTACCGAACGAGTGCTTGACGGGGCAGACGGCTTCTCCCTCTTTGCCTGCAAGCGCACCATGCTCTAGCAGGGCGGCCTCGACTTCAAACGCTTTAGCGAGGAAGTCCCACTTATTCGTTACATCAGTCATTGGTGTAGTTCAGTTCGAGTTCGGAAAGTCCCACCGAGGTCGGTTCAAAGGACCAGAAAAGTAATCGCTGGATTCGCTGTCGGGCGGTGAGTCCCCATCGGGCAGCTTGTCCAGTTCCACTACCGTCGTCAAAACGAGTCGGGAAAGATTCAGCAGCATCGAAACGACTTCGGTCATCTGGATCTCCGGCGAAGTCTGCACCGACAGACATTCCGTACCATCGGTCCCCCGCTGTAATTCCAAGGTCAGTATGGTGTAAGAGTCCTTCATTTATAAACTGGCCTGTGTCGAGCATCGTGCCCCAATAGCCGATACCCACACGGGCGTTGTAGGTTAGGGTAATTGTAGTATCTCCGACACCCCCAGGACTAGTGACTGCAAGGTCCAGATCCTCGGTCACCGTGACTACAAGGCCCGAAATGGAGGCGATAGTGACCGTCTGGCGGTAGCGGGGGTCTTGGTCAGCGACAACGGTGATGTGCTGCCCAACTTTTAGCCCTGTTACCGCGCCGAAAGTTAGGGTATTTGCGGCGTTGCTGTAGCTGGCCACGACCAGCGAAGTCGGGGTGTCTAGTTCAACGTCGTCAGCGTAGACCGTGTCATTGGCCTTGGAGGGGTACCCACTAACATGAATCCAATGGGCATCACCGTCAATGTCCGTGGTGCTGAGCGCATAGCGATCCTCGACAAACCATTCGCGCCGAGCGAAGTGCCAGCGCAAGGCTAGGCCAGTCGCTTCGTTGATAACAAAGAGTGAGCTAAGTGAGGACGAGACGGATAGGCGCGCTTCGGCTGGGTTAGGTAGCAAACCTAGAACCGGGAGGCCGATGTCTTCAACTTGACCGTCACCTGAAATGGCCCACAGCGTACCGTTGTATGCGTAGGCGATACCCTTCTCGACAACAAGGCAGCGGGAGGATGCAGCCCCGACACCACCACCCAAGGTGTTGACGCGCGGAGAAACTGGGGAACCATCTAGGAAGACTCCCCAAGATTGACCCAGTACAAGGACGCGAGACTGGCGCGCGTCGCGGGACGCCAGTTCGGTCGCGGCTTGGATTGTGCCATGCTCTCGGAGGGGCATGTCTAGGATCATGTCCGTGGGGAAACTCTCCCAGGAATCAGGCGAGGCCGCGAAGTGGATGCGCGGGATGTCTGTAACCCATACTCCGATGAAGCCGCCCCACTCGAAAACACCGCCGGGGTTGCCAGGGATCAAGCCCTCGGTTAAGTCCAGTTGCGCGCCGAGCGTTGTGTCGATGGCGCTGTCGAAGTAGAAGTTGGTGCCGTCGGGTATCTCGCTCAGGTAGTAGAGTGGCGCGGCACGGCAGGCTTTAAACGCATCCGTCTTGGCGTTGGGGTTGGGTTCACCGTTCGGGTAGTCTTCGCTGACCGGGGTAATCTGGGAGCGGAAGAGTTGGATGCCCCGGATGGCGGGGATGGGCGGTGTCGGGAACGGGATGAAGTAGGCCGAGCCTCCGCTACCCCCAACATCCCCACCCGTCTTGACCTCGGCTCCTTGGTAAATATCTACAGCATTGGCACTAGCCTGCGGTGTGCCGCCAGTCTCCTTAAAGCTGCCCTTCTGATCTATCGTGGTCTGTAACTCTACGTCGTCAACGTCGAGGGGCGCAAAGCGGATATAGTACCAGAGCTTGTTCCACAGGTTCGGGGGAACCCGAGTGGACATATAAGGCCCGAAGGTTTCCAAGCCTTCGCCGCCACCCTGGGACGTATAACGCTCACCATCCCATAGGCGCAACTCGGCAATCTCTATCTCATAACCTGTGTCGATTCCGGGCACACCTCCGAGCGTGAACAAGGTGTACTGACCGTCACCCGCAGTAAGGTTTTTGGACATGCCGCCAGGGCCTAACAGGTCATTCGACGCATCGCCGGAGAACACGTTGCCCCAGTCGCCCGTATTACCGTCAATGAAGACGCGCTCCAACCAGACATCGAAGGTATCGGTGTTGTCTACCCGGAGAATCTGGTGGAAGTAAAGTGTTATCCAAGTCCACTCTCTTAGGTCAATGGTGTTAGCGAACTCGTCGAAGGTTTGCACTTCGGAGGAGTCGTGCCACTTCTTCTGGGCTATAGACACCGCGCTGTAACGCCCAGTACCAATTACTATCGAGCCCTCGTCTCGACTACTATACTTTGCCCACAAGGGGATGCGGCTGGTGTCCGTTACTGCGTGGGTATTTGGGCTCCCCGCTGTGATTGTATTGTCGAACCCGTAGCCTAGGAAGGTTGTCTCAGTAGTTGTGTCTGTTAAGACTGTAAAGGCTTCAATCTCGGAAGGTGCGTGGTACTTAACGCGCACATCGGCCTTAGCATCCCAACCACCCCATAGCCTCGTCTGAGATGAATCGCCGCAGAACGCGACGTCTACCTCCAAGAGATTATGGAGTGGGCCGGAACGGGCACCGTAACGCTCTAACGCCCTGACCTGAAGCAGCGTTAGCGGGATGTCTTTACGCCACATGCGCCCGTGGTACATACGCTGACCGCCTGTGCCGTCTACCGCCGTGCCGTTATAAAACGCATTGACATGCCCGAAGCCGAATGATGTCGAACCCGCAGCGGTACGATAGCGCGTCCTTCCACTGAGGTTGTTACCTTGCTTACGGCAAGCCCCCCACATAATTTTGTTTCGCGCGCTACCTGCGTAGTTTAGCCCGTAGTAATTTTGCCAAACGACTTGCGACGCATTAGCGTCGTGCGGCCAGAGCTTCCAGCCGTTTATGCCCGTACCGTCTGGTTGGTGCAATGTGTGATTAAAAATCGCTATCGACAGCGCGGACCCCGGCTGGTACCCGTGCAAGATGCCGCAACGGCTAATGAAAATCGTGTAGTCTTCACCATCCCTAAAGTTGTAGTCTAAAGCACTGTGATAGAGGTCGTCGTCACGGTGATTGCTACCGCCGGGTTCGTCGCGTGTTACGACGATAGATGAGGTATTGCTCTCTGGTGCGCTGTTGTTGAGTGCTGACTGAATACTTACGACTAGGTGGTGCAGCCTCCAATGTGTATGGTGCCCTGTCCAGCCGCTCCCTGTCTGATATCTTTGGGCCTCGGCCCCAATGCAGAACAGCACTTGGGGGTTTCCACCCGCGACATAACGAAAAGTAAATTGGAAACAGCACTCTTGAAATGAGTTACCAATCCAAGGGAACTCCTTGGGCGCGTTACGCGCCATCCACCTTCCAGGCCCATTAGGAGCGTGGACACCCTGAGAGATAACCGACTCCTTAGATAGATTCTCTATGTCTGGAAGCCGGAACGCAGTCTCTAGTGTTAGTCCTGGGTTTCGTATCTCCCTGTGTAGCAACGGAACGTAAGAGCCTGAGTTGTCGTCGTCATGTGCAATGAAACACTCGACAGCCTCGGCAGACACCAGACCTGCCTCGGCTTCACCGAAGGTTAGGCCGAAGACGGGGTCACTAGGCGTGGAGAAGGTTTCAGCGCCGAGGAAGACGTTTACACCGCCCTGAGCATCGCATGGGTCTAGTTGGAATATGGGTCCAACGGTTCCGTCGTTGGTGACGTAGCGGTAGGCATAACGGACGAAACCGTCGATGGGGCCGACGCCCTGGGGGGTGCAAGATACCTTGGTGCTGGGGCGGGGGATGCCGAGGGGTCGGATGCTCTTGGTGCGGTCATCGACAATGTAGCTGACGCCCCCGGATGTTAGGAAGGCGCGCTCTCCCCGACGCTGCACTACTGCGTCTTTAGTTAGTGGCTTGCTAAGTTGCCCGGTGTAACCAATGTCGGGCGCAGCACTCGAAACCAAGTAGCCTCCTGTTGCGGCAACGTAGCTGCCCCCGGTCATTGGCCCTTCAGCATAGTAGGGTGCCTGTGCTGCTGTCCTCGTTCCGACGTAAGAGTTGAGCGAACGGTTGCCTTGGTCGATTACCTCGTCGCCCTGGAGGGAATCGACGTCGTAATACATGACTGCGGTAGCTTTAGTTTGGAAACTACGGTCGGCCACGTTGTGCAGGGCGAAGCGTCCGATGCGTCCGTGGAAGGGTTCAGCGTTTTCAAAGTCTACGCGGTCCCCGATTATGAACCCGATAGTCTTATCGTACTCGTAGATGATGGGGTCCGATGGCCCACCCGATACCTCGGTCGTACCCACCTTGACGTAGCAGTTGGTTTCGTTGCGTGCAATGAAGCAGTCGTAGGCTGTCGCACCCGCCAGGACAACGGAGTTGAGTACGACTGTGCCGCCGTCGTTGAAGGTGGCTTGCAGTTTAAACCCCGCTACGATGGTGACGCGGACGAGGTCTTGCAGTTCAAACACGGTCCCGACGGCAAGGATAGCCGGGGTCGTTAGCTCTAGTTGGAAGCACCAGTCTAGGCGTGCTGCGGCGTTGGTCGTTGTCCAGAAGTATTCGTCGAAGTCGAGGTAGAAGGGTACCTCGATAACCCCTTCGCCGCCGAAGCGTATGTCGGTGGGGTCAACGGCAGCATCGGAACTATAGGCTTCCGGGGGCGTAGGTCTGAGGTAGGCACTAACGTCGGCTGAGGCAGTATTAGTGTGCGATAGGACGCTGCCACCATCCGAGAGAGTGTTGTGCCATAGTAGTGTAGCCGTGCCACCAGCGGGTGAGGCGGTCCCAGGTGGTGTTAAGTCGGAAGCATAGGTGTCGTAGTCCGTTGTAACGAAGACGTCATTGTTGTAGACCATGACGTTCGCCAGCACAACCTCGGTATTGGCGGGGGAGAGTGCGGCGGTATTGACACCGAAGAGGGATAGCTCACCCTCGACAACAAACGTGTGGCGGAAAGCAACATTTGAGGGCCAAGCGTCTGGCGATTGAGCGTAGTGCGCGTTTACAACGGCATCGCCGCTGGCGCGCTTAACAACCACATGGAAGTCTCCGCCGTAGACGCCTTCGATGGTCAGTTCAGCCGTCTGGACAATTAGCGCGCCAGCCGCGCTGTAGACGCGGAACTGGACTACATGCCCAGCAATACCATCATGAAGCCTACGCATGTAGGTGCGTGTGCCGTCGAATGAAACTAACCTAGTCCAGCGTTCAGCCGTCTCGCTGATGGTGTTGACGCGGACGGAGAAGAACATCGTCCAATTATTGTTTACAGCTATCTCGGTTGTGAAGTCGCGGTCGATGACGATGGAGCCCTTGTTGTCGCCCGTCCGTGCGCCGAGGAGGTTCGGTTGGACACTACTTACACGAACTGATCCTGTGCGACGCTTGAAGTGCGGGGATATCGGGTCGATGTCACGACGCTCGTAGATCGCGCTCATCTTGGTTGCCCTAGTTACGCTGCTCTTAGTCCACTTACCCGCGATGCGGCGGTCAAGGGGAAGCTCATCGAGGCGTTGTGTTTCGGGCTTGGCCATAACCTAGTTTTGAATCCATGTGTCAGGTAGCGAACTGGGAGGGCTTTCTTCAACGCTAGTGAACACACTACCTCCACCGCTGCTCTGGACGGCTGTCGTGTCAGTCTGGCCGCTAGTGCCTAGGTCGAAGCTGGTGCCGCCGTAGAAGCCATCAAGGAACTCGTCATCACCCCGAGCGCACTTCCAGTAGTGTTGCATGACGGCAACCGGGTCGGCATAGGCAGGTGTAAACTGCAAGCGGGGAACATAGCGCACGACTAGGCGTATGCCGTAGTCGTTCACGGGGGCGTTATACTCAGCGAAGATTCCGCCGTCGCAGAAGAAGCCGAAGAGGTCTGGGCTTGCGGTCCATGTGGGCATCGAGGCCGTCAGACTAGCCGTAGTGAAAAACCTGCGGTCTTGCAACACAGTATCTTGTTGGTAAAAGCCGCCCAAATCTATATCGCCTGGAGCGTAGCCTGCGACTGTATAGAGGGACACGCTTGCAGGTGTCGCCGCAACAATGTTGGCCTGAGCATTGGTGGTGGGCTCTTGGAGTTGCTTAGCAGCGTTAGCTTCTACGTCGTCACGCCTAGTAGTGATTAAGCTGGCTTCGATGCCAACAATATGTACCGAGTCAGGTACTACAACATGTGTAAGGTGCGTTCGCGCAACCAGAACCGTTTGATCGAGGACAAGGTCCATCGACTTAGACAGTATAGAGTCGGGGTGCAGGCCCCCCTTCATGTTGGTTACCGAGCCGCAGCAACAACTACCGCTGTAGGCACCGCTTCCGCATGTGCATTCACTCATTAGGTTTTGTAGTAGATCTGCTTAGGGTTGGAAGAGTTCTTCAACGCATCGCTGCTGTCGCGGATTGCGCGGTAGGATGCGGTGATGTCGTTCTGGTTGGCCGCACCGCCCCAGACCATGTAGCAGTCGCGGGCACGCTCAAGGATAGCGTCTAGTACCTCTTCGGGGAAGGGCAAGGCGTCGGCGTCGGCGGTGAGGCGCGTATTGAACTGGGACTGGCTGACCACGAACTGTGCCGTGTTATCGGTCGGGGCGGGCCAGAGCGACACGAACGATGTGGCGGACAACAGAATATCCGGCGTCTGGGAGTAGTGTTGCTCGAAAAAGCGTGCGGTGCCCGTGGCGAAGGGGTTACGTTTGGCTACGTCGGGCTCACGGGCTAGGCCCTCGCCCCGGTTTCCCGACTCAGGTTGGATTGAGACTACTTGACCCGTGGATGGGAGGCTCAGGGAGCGACGTTCAATGGTGGATGCGCTCCCGCCGCTTAATGCTACGGAGGCGGGGATGCCGATGTCTACCTGACCACCAGCGGTTACAGCTTTGATAAGGAACTTAGTCTTAGCTCCCGCGACGTCTACGATAAGGATGTCTTGCGGCATCACATCACTCGTCACCACATTAGCTCCAGCGATTGCCACAAGGTTACTGCCAACCACAGTAGTTGCCGAGCTTAATGTCAACGTTCCAAGGACGCTGCCGACGTATGTATGGGCGAGGCCCGGAACCCCATCGGACAATGCTCGCGCAATGCCGGAGTTCAGGGCCTCGTCAAGTCTGTCTGATTCCACACTAGACACAACGCCCAGTCCAAGGCGGCGTTGGAGGCGCGTTCTTAGGGCTGAGAGTTGTGCCATAGTGCTTAGGAGTTATCAGACGCTCACGTTGCCGGAGATCGTGAAGAACGAACGGCGTCCGTTATCGACCGACCATTGGCGTTTCCACTCGATCCGCTTGAACACATTGCTGAGAAGCGGGTGGGCCTGCATGTCACCGATCTGGCGAATGAAACCGATACTATCCCCGCTAACACCACCCGCACGGACGGTGTTGAGGCGAAGTGAGTTCCAGTTGACCCCGAGGATGGGGTAACTAGAGGTGACAAACTCGGCTTCGAGGTCATCCCAGAAAATCTCTTTCTTGAGGTAGCGGGACCAGTCGATGGAGATACCAGCGAAAGGAATGGTACCCGTTGCACCCATGTTGGTGTTGACGGGATCGGGGAGAGCAGCGGAGGTCCGCAATAACCCGAGCATACTCTCAAAGGTATCCAACGTGGTGTAGATGTGCGTGGGACGCTCAACTTCCGAGTAGGAACTATTGAGGATGGCCTTCTGCATGTCGGCAATCATACCCGAGTGGTCCGTTCCAGTTGCCGAAGCGTGGTGAGTGTCCCACTTGGCAACATCGTCAGTCTTAACGGATGCAAACGCTTCGTCCGACGTATCGCCAGCACCAACCGATCCAAGAACGTTCGATCTCTCGGAGGAAGAGTAAAGTATACCGCCAAGGGAAACGGGGTAACCGTGGCCGAAGTCAGTATCTCCGGCAGCAGCAGCGCGACGGAGAGCCGTACCCGCAATGTCGGAGTCGCCGTTGCCTGTAAGGAAGAGAATCTCCTCCTCATTCAGAATGCTCATCATGTTGGCTTTAACAACAGCGGAGACATAGTCGATGACGTTGCCAGGAGGTTGCGACTGGGGGAAGTTAATGTTCCTAGTGCCTGCCTGCAAGGTGAAGATTGCGTGCGTTAGCACTTCCTTCGCCGTAGCCGACAGGTTAGGGAGGTTCGGACTACCCGAAAGGATGTCCGGCTTATACAGCGAGGAGTTCTCGCCGTGGCCGTACATGATGGGATGCCGAACGTTCTCGGAATCGTTAACCATGAAGACGCGACCCGACTGGGCAGCTTGCTTCAGGAACTTCTCACCTGAGTCGGTGAGTGCGTTAATAGGATCGCGGCTATAAGTGTCAATAGCCGTGGATACCATAGTGTCGAGTGATTGTGTGTAACTGGGAATAGCCATAGTAGTATCTTGTTAAGTGTCAGGAAGTCTTAGCGTTCTCGACTGCGCGACGCACGCGGTCTTCCAACGTTGAGCCATCTTTACGGGCAGCGTTTAACTGCATGGTACCATCAGCGTAAGCAATCGCCCCGTCAGGGGCCGACCGAGAGAGTCCGCTTTGTGGTGATGCTGATGCTGCGCCCGAAGTTGTCTTCGATACTCCAGCCATTGCTACTAGGGTGCGGATCCCTGCCTCGCTTAACAAGATCTCTGGCGTTAGTTTGCCTTGCTGCACGGCTTCCGAGTAAGTCTTTTGGACTAGCTGGTAACCTTCGGAGCCGGGGTGCAAGCCTTCGGTGCCAAGAACGTTAAGGAACGATTCTTTAGCGCCTTCACGGCGGTTGTACTCGGCGTCTTTTGTAGCAAGTAGCTCCTCGATTTGGTTACGGTTCATGTAACCGTCATCGTTGAGCTGCTTCTTCTGCTTTTGATCGTGGTTGGCGACGGCGTCGTTAATTGCTTTGCTGACGTAAGACTCAATTTTGGAACGGGCGGAGCCGTCTAGGTCGAGTTCGTCTAAAGAACGGAGTTTACTTTGCTCCTTTGGAGCGGCACTAGCCGCTGCTCTTCCTGCTTCTTCTGCGAGGTCTACCATAGGCTCCTCACTCGGACTTACAGGCTGTGTTTCCTCGGGGGCAGGATTGTTGGGTTGTGTTTGTTCTGGCACGTTTACCTCTCGGCTCGATTAGAAAGTTACACTACTCCTAAATAGGGTAGCAAGGGGGCGTTTAAATGTCAACCGTCAACGCCGCCGACGGTATTTGGGATGTTCCCGGTACGGAAGCGTGCCGGGACTGTAGCTCTGATTTGATCTTCGTTGGTTTTAAACTTGGCCGTCTCCATACTGAGCCCATTGCGCTTGTAGACCCGCTCCATCTGGCGTTTAGACGTTACATGGTAGTCTGGGTGCGATGGGGGTAGCTGGGCGACGATCTTGCCATCGACCCAGTTGGCCTGGGTGGAGATGCCGCCGTTGATATTCTTGGCGGCGTAGTCCTGCCAACCGCTGACCACGGCGCATTCTGGGCAAGGCTCGGGGCGGGATGCCTCGGACATGGGCTTGACGACCTCGAATGGGCCGCAGGAGTCGCAAATGTAGGGGTAGAGCATTAGTATCCGGGCTGTTCGATGCCGCCTTGGGGGGTGGCGGTCGGGGCGGAGTTGGTGGCTAGGGCGGAGATCATGTTGTTGTCGATCTCGCCTGGGCCTGCGCCGACGCCGGGGATGACGCCGCCCATTGCGGCGGGGTTGATGACATCCGAGCGGCGGGCTGCGTACATGCGGTGCAGGTCGAGGGCTTGACGGATGGCGATGAGTTGGAACTCGTCAGCGTTGCGGTTGACGGCAGCCTCCTGCATCTTGGCGTAGTAGGCAACGTACATGTCGTGCTGATCGTCCTCGAAAACCATGATCGGCTCCTGCGTTTGCAGGTGACGGATGTAGCGTTCTTCGGGGCCAAGCTCAATGGTGGGTGCGTCGAGGAAGATGTCTGCATCCTCGATGCCCATTGCGTTGCCGAGTCGTCGGAGGGCTTCTCGCGTCATGCGCGGGATGCCTTGGGCGAAGGCTTGCTGTGCGTTGGTGGTGACGGTTATCCATTGCATGAGTGCTTGGATGTCGCCTTGGTTGGAGAGGTGCCCAAGCTCGACCGGGTCTACGTCGAAGCTGAAGCAGGCGGTCACGGGGTCGGGGACCGGGATGGTCCTGACGATTCCGTTGTCGAGGGGGATCTCGACTTGGGTGCCGAAGATTTTGCGTTGGTACTTGAAGCCTACCTGCGCGATCTGGGTCCACATGGAGGCCATGATCTCAAGGCGATCTTGGTTTCGCTTGGAGGAGGCGTCCGTGATGGCGGCGGATTCGGTGGCGGACTTGCGCGGGTTGGATGCCATGCCTCGGTCGCTTGGCGAAACGCCCGTGACGTCATCGAAGAGGCGCATGTAGGTCTGGAGCGCGGCGAGGTACTCGTTGAGGACGGTGCTTTGCTCGACGGGACGCATGGTGGCGTTTACGCCGCGCGTGTTGTCGTCGGCATCGACGCCGATGAAGACGGTTCCTCCGGGGACTACGTTACGAGCTGCCTGGATAGCGTCATCGCTGATGGCGTTCTTGTCGTAGAGGATCGTGTTGTTGCTCGTTCGTACCTCACGGTCGATCTGGACAAGGGTTTGGACGATCATCCGCATGAGCGGAATCCATGAGAGGACTTCGGCGGCGGGGACGTCCTCGCTGGGGGCGGGGTCGAGGAACTGGCCGATGATGATTGGGCACTCGGGGATCGTCTCGGTGATGACGTAGTTGCCGATGGTGTTGGCCGTCTTGTCGGCAGCGTCTAAACGCATTTCTGCGCTAGGGTCTTCCACGCCTGCGCGCGAGACGAAGATCGACATGGGCGTACCCTTGGGGTCTTTGGCCGCATGGCGGAAGCCGTCGTGGTAGACTTCGGTTACGCGGACAATCTCCCAGGCTTTGGGTTCCTCTTCGCCTGTGATGTCGGGACGCCAGTGTTTGGGGAGGTCGCCCCATTGCATGTCGTAGGCGTGCCACTTGAAGCGGCGATGGAATGGTTCGTAGCCGCAGTCACGCGCCTCGATGGCATCGTAGTGGACGCGCTTGTAGGGAACCTTCTCCTTCGCGTCATAGGTAACCTTGACGGCGAAGTAGGGGGAGAGCATCCCGATGAACGCAGCCTTACGCATCGCTTGGCGGAGGTCGCCGTGGTCAGTCATAATGCGCGTCAGTCGGTTCTGCGCGTCGGCTAGGTGGGCGGCTCCGGGGATGCGGGCCTTGGCGCGGAAGGTCGGGACGCCTGGGGTTAGGTTGGCGACGATCTGGCGCAGGCGGGAGAGGAAGAGGTTGGCCGTAGTCTCGGGCGGTCGCCATGAGACTGTCGAGAGCGCGTTGGCGATAGTGTGGGCCGGGATGCCCTGCTCGCCAATGACCATGCTGGCTGCGCCGCCGAGCGGGTCGCGCCCGGTGTAGATGTCGTTGATTAAACGCTCGTTGCCCGCCAACGGTTCGTGTAGGGCGGTGGCCGAGCTTTCGATGAGGGCGGCAAGCGCGATGGCTACGTCTTCGGGGAGCGCGTAGGGTTTACCTGTTTGGCCAGTGGTTTCCATTTTGGGGTGCAGTCCAGACTTTTAGTGGGTCGAGTCCTGTCGAGGTTGGGGTGGCGATACCCGGCAACTGACCCCGACGCTCGACCATTGAGGAGAGCAGGCCGAGGGCTGAGATGAGGTCGTCGGAGTTAGAGAGGGGGTATTCGATGAGGCGTTGGACGAGGAGTTCGCGTCCGGGGAAGGCGTTGGGCAGGAGGAGGTAGCCCTTGCGCATGGCGGTCTGGAGTGACATGAGGCGGAACGCGAGGGAGGCGTTTCCGATCTTCTGGCCACGGATTTTTATGCCCTTTATCTTACCACGTTCCTCTAGCCAAGGTGCAAAGAGAGATTGGGATGCTACCTTCTCGATCCAGATGCTCTTGAGGAGCTTGTGGGCCGGGACGCCTACATCCTCGATCCAGCAGGCGGCGGCGTCTGCGCCCCCGGCGATCTCTAGGGCTCGGACTGGGAGGAAGATGTTGCGGTCGGCGGGGAAGCCCTTGAGGCCAAGGGTGGCGGCGGTTAGGACGCGGACGACGACGATGCCGTTGAGGTCGCCCCTGGTGCCGTCGATGCGTGCGACTGGATCGTAGAGCAGGATCTCGGGGCCGTCGGGGAGATTCTTGAGGGTTAGGTCGGGGTCGGTGGCGGCTTCGACTAGGCCGGGTTCAAAGATGGCCTCCTCGGCGGGGACGGGTTCGCAGAGGTACTGGGCGCTGAAGAAGGTGCGGCTGAGTCCGGCGTGCTTCTCGATGATCTCTTCGGCGGTCAGGAAGGAGGGGCAGAGGGGCCAGCCTCCGTTGGGGCCGGGGCCTTTCTTGTCGGCGCGGTTGTTGACGGGGTTGAAGCCGTCCCAGACGCCGAAGCGGAACTGGGACCAGTCATCTCGGCGGGAGAGGAAGGAGGTTACGTCTTGGAAGGCCCAGGGGGTTCCGATGTGGTCGATGGGGGAGTCGGGCGAGTACATCAGAGGTTCAAGGGCTTCGATGAAGTCGATGACCTTCTGGCGGCGGACGAAGGTGCGGCTGTTCTGCTCGTTGGCCGGGTCGTCGATGACGGCGCGGGTGGGGTGGTTTCCGGCGAGGTTGGATTCGACGGAGGCGGCGAAGACGGAGGGCTCGCGGCCCTTGCCTGCGCGGCCCCGGATGTTGAACTGGTCGCAGGGGCCGGACTTGCGGACGTCGCCTTGGAGCGCGAGCCAGGGGAAGGCGTCGCGGACGGGGATGAAGAGTCCGGGGAGGAGTTCAAGGTCGCCGTTGAGGCGGTCGCGGATTTCGCCCACCAGCTTGCGCGCGAGGTCGAGGGTGGCGCAGGCGATTAGGTTGCGGGACTCGGGGTGCTTGAGGAGGTGGTGGCAGGTGTCGATGACCGTGATGAGCGTGGACTTGGCGTGGCCACGGGGGACGATGGTGCTGGTCTTCGGCTGGGAGTGGACGTGCGACAGCATCTTGCGGTGGAAGTCACCGAAGCGTTTACGGTTTGAGTTCGGGTCGCCTTTGTAGCCGAGCGCGACGCCGAGGGCAAGCGGGTCGCGCCAGACGTCGAGGAGGGCTTCCCGTATTTCGTCCGGGGTATAGTGTTTGTTTGAAACCAAGTTAATTTTTATTGTCGGTTATTCCCCGGTCTAGTGCAAGGGGTAGGGGGGCGGGGGCCGGGATTTAAAGCGTCTGGCTAGGGGGCGGGGGGGAACGCGCGCGGGGGGAGGCCCGCCGGGGTGCGTCAGCCACGCTGGCCCCGGTTACCATCCCGCGCGCGGAGTCTAGCGCGCGTCCCATATGGTGCGCCATTCTTGCCGCATCACAGACACTCGCTTGCGCCATGCCGCCGGGTTGCAATCGTCCGGGCAACCGTAGCCCGACAGCAATCGCACGGCGGTTTTGCGGGAAGACTCCGTCAGCTTTGCGAGTGTCTCGTCTCTCGCCTGATTTGCCTCTCCCTTGGCCATGCCGGAAACCGGGGCTGCCACAGTTTCCAGAGCGTCACTATTCTCCCGCCCGTGCCACCGTCCCGCATTCTGCCCCGTGATCGCATAACCCGGATGAGATGCCGCATCTTTCAGACTCCAAGGCACGCAACCGATCAGAGCGCGTGCTGTTTCCTCACTAGGTGCTGTTTCAAAGCTGTCAGCTACCGCCTCGTCTTTGTCGGCCAAGCGTATCAGCAAGTCAGCGAGCGCAACATGGCCCGATTGAATCGGATCAACATACTGGGGAAGTCCGGCGCGAATAGCGTCTTTGTTCCCCGCCCGGACAATGCCCGT